GTTTAGGCCCACGCAACGTTGTTGCTAGGCTGTTGATGTCAACGTATTCGGTAGTCGAAGTATAGATGCGTACGGGCTTTGTGAAATCCATCAGCCCACCTTCTTAACTTTGCGCAGTCTCCCCATGAGACGCTCGAATCTCCCGCGAGCAACTGTGTAGATCTGGTTGGCTGCTGGCACCGTGACGTCGGTGTTGCCAGGGTTTACCTGCCACTGCTGGAACATGGAGCGGTCAGTCACTAGCTTGTACATGCCCTCTGACTGCACGAAGTATCGGACAGCCTGCTCTGCATCTGCGTCTAGCGTATCAGTGGTCCAGTTGCCGTAGCCCATGATGCGTAGGTGCGTAGTGCTGCCGCTGAATCTATTCGGCTGCAGGTACACGCTGCCACCGTGGATCTCCCACCCTCCGGCTGGGCCTTCGCCCATGCTTGGGTCGATGCGGTCTACTAGGTCGTACCACTGCACGGCTGGGGACACAGATGAGTCAATGTTATTCTGTAGGCAATCGATCCGGTAGATGGTATCGAAGCCTGCTGGTAGTGAGATGCTAGTGCTGTGCTTCGCGCCATATGACTGCGGGATAGCAACGATGTTAGTTAGTTCCTTTGGATAGATCCTAGAGATCTCGGCAAGTGCAAGCTCAACCAGGTCAGTAAGTTCCTGATTGGTGAACGCCCTATCGTAGCCGTCGGACGTGCCGGTATCGCGTAGGTCTCGTCTAAGCTTTACGATTAGCGTATCAATTGCTGCCATTCTATCTCCTTAGTGAGGGCCCCCAGCCGACACATGTCGACTGGGGGTTACCTCTAGCCTATTACAAGGCGGTTGCGCGGGTCTCAAGGCGCAGGTAGCGGACCTGGCCAAGGGACGTCTGCGGAACCTTGTTCTCAACGAGACCCGAAAGTCCGGTTGCAGAAGTCGTACCGCTGTTTGCCACGGTCACCGTGAAGGTGCTCGAGGTTGGAACGGTTGCGACCGTAAGGTTGCCTACCGAGGCGTAGTTGACAAGCGCGTCAACGTCTCGGATCTTGATCGTCTCACCGACGAACAGGCCGTGAGGGCCAGACGTGGTGATGGTACCCGTGGTCGTGCTTCGGGCAAACGTCGTAATGACGGCTGCCTTGTCACGTCCGCTGTACTCGCTGACAGCAGCTTCACCCATGATCATAGCGCCGAAGCGGAGCTTGTAACCAATGAGTGCACGCTGGCTGAGCGGGTCGGTGTGGTCGCCACCAGGAGCGACGAAGTACGTCTGCATCGTCTGTGAGTCGCCGACGACGAATGCGTCAGGACCAAAGAAGAGTGCCGAGTAAACCGTGATGCTCGCGGAAGCGGTGTTCGTCTGGGTGAACGTCTTCGCGTCGTTAGCGACGAGGAAACGTACGCCTGAGTAGGCACCGATTTCACCCGACAGCATGTCAAGCGGCTGCGTGTACTTCGTAGCTTCAAGGAAGCCGTGACCCGAAGTATCCGTCAGCAAGTCGAACTGCTGGTTAGGGTGAATGATGCAGCGATAGAATCCATCCGGGAACGGAGGAACGTTCGCTGCCTTGAGTCGGGCAACAGCCTTCTTAACTTCAAGCCCGTTGAGCTTGTAGTCCTGTCGGGCTGCACCTTCGCCAATGTTGCTGAGTGTTGCGTCGGCAAGGCCGAGACGGGTTGTGACCGCCGTGCCATCCGAAGTCTTCGATGCGTAGTAAACACGGGCCGAGCCAGCGTTCATTACGTCACGGACGATGCCGTCCATCGACTTTGCAGCTGCGAACGAAACTCGCTCGGCTGCAATGCTGACCAGGTCGTGCGGCGAGTCAAGCTGAGCAAGGTCAGAAAGGCTCGTGTACGAACCGTACTGCTTCACCGAGAAGTACTCGCTGGTAACCGACAGGTTTACTGTTGGCTCTGGCGTGACACCTTCGTTAAGCTCGGTCAAGCTGTGTGAAATATCTGGATATCGCACGTAGCGAATCCGGTCTGTGCCCTTGACGAACTGCCCTGGAACATAGTTCCCTGGCACAAGGTGCACCATGCGGCTCCGGAGTTCCTGCGCAATCTGCTGAGACACCAGTTCCTGAACGAGCTTCTGGAAGGCGTTAGCCTCCGTGCCGTTAAAGGAGTTCAGTGTATTCAGTGCAGGACCGGAGAGTGCTGTGGACGTAGCCATAGTTTATCTCCTAAAGTTCTGCCCAAGGATTACCGATGACGCGTAGCGCCTCTTTGATATCCTCAGGGTTCATTTTCTTATCCTTCGCAACATTCTTCTTAGGGCTGTTGGCGTCGGATACAGTCTCGGTGGAACCGCCACCGATAGCGGATTTCATGAACTTTTCGAAGGCGGCTGCCTGGGCTTCCTGATCCAGTTCCTTAACCTGCTCCGCGAATTCGAAGTAGGTTGGGTACTTGGACTTCAGTCTCTCCCGCTCGAACTCGGTCTTGGTAGCTGTAAGCTCCTTCTCCAGTTCTCGCGCTCGGCGGTCCATCTTCTCAAATTCTGACAAGGAAGCTTCCTCTTGCGAGGCCTTCCACTTTGCCAGCTCTTCGTACTTGGACTTGAACTCATCGGCTGCCTTTTTTGCCGAAGTGAGTGCTTGGTCCTTTCCTGCAAGACGACGCTTCCAAGTGGCAATGTCTTCCTCTGGCTCAGTGGCCTGTGGGTCTGGAGCGGGCTGCTCCGCCACTGGCGACTGATCCTTGGTCGCATCCGCGACTTGATCTAGCTCGGCCATGCTTGGCTCTCCTTTTCTAAACTATCGTGACCCAGAACACCTGGGTCATCTTTGCAAACTTACTGTCTCTGATAGTTGCTCATCATCAGTCTGACCTGAGGTGAGTTCTTGTAGGGACTTGACGAATGTTCTGGCACCGCCAGCGATACCCGTATCGACAAGAGGCGAGAACGCTTCCTTGACAAATGTATCTGCAGTGAGCTGGTCGTAGCCCTTCCTGGATACCGTAGAGATTGACCGTCGTAGCCAACCCGGTACGCCGACTCCGATGTCGTCAGGGTGGCCAGGGATTAGTTGGGCCAAGAAGAACATGTAGTCTGGTCTCTCTGTGCCCTGCTTCTCGAAGTCAGGCGATAGGCCCTCTCTGCCCAGGTACTCAACAAACTTGTTGTATGCCTGGTACCCTGCGCCTGGAGCAATTGCGCCGAACGGCTTCCAGAACAGGAACCTGCTGATCTCTGGAAGGACCTTGCCGAACATGTAGGAGAGTGGGTAGAGACCGAGGAACTGATGATTCATGCTGCGCTCGATCATGCTCCTGTCTGGATTGAAGTAGTTGATCTTATCCATTGCCATTGCGGTCTCTTGGTATCTGTATCTTGAGGCTCGCATGAGCGCCTCTTGGGCGCCGTGCTTCTCAATCATTCTGATAGCAGAACTGGATAGAGTTCTGGCGATTCTCTCGGTTGAGTTCCGCAGGGTTGTCACTGCCTCAGGGGCGTCACCAACAGATTTAGGGTTGACGATGTCTTCGATCACCTTCTGGATACGAGTGGCCCTTTCCTGCTGGGTTAGGTTAAGGAGGCTGTCTCCGCCTGCGCGCTCGTATACTTCGAACATGACGTTGTTGATTGGGCCGAATTCCGAACCGTATCTCCTACCGCTTGACAGTGCAGTGATAACCTCGTTGAAGGTAGGGGCTGCGACCGACTCCGGAAGGAACCTTTGGTAAAGTCCCTGGAGGATCTCTTCGTGGGTGTTGGCAAGGGATGACTGCCTTCCAGTCCCTACCACCGCCTCTTCCCTGAAGGACTTGACCGCAGCGGTGTAATCTTCTAGCTCGTCAGATCCCTTAATGGATGAGAATCCTTCGGACTCCATCTTCCACTTAAGTCTGGATCCAGTCTCTTCCACTACGGATAGTCTTTGTCGAAGCACTCCCGAGCTGTAACCGGAGAGCCTGGCCTCGTCCACTACCTTAAGCCTTGTCATTCTGAAGACGTCCGAAGGTCGGTTGTCCATGAGTGCTAGTAGACCGTCGTCAGAGAGGGCAAACTCCTCGAACGCAGAAGCCCTCTCCTGCACCCGTGCGAGTCCTTCTGGAGATGGCTTTATGGCCCAGCCGTAACCAGCTGGCCTGTACTGTCCGTAAACATCCTCAACGGCTGAAAGCTCTTGCGTACGTCTGTATTCGTTAAGGTGTCCAAGCAGGAGGTCCAGCTCTGAGGCATTGTCTCCGTACTGTGATCGCAGGATCAGGTACTCGTGCGGCCTAGACTTGGCGATGTCGTTTGCCCATCTCTTTGCAAACTCGGATAGGGCCATAATATCTCGGTAGCCTTCTTTGAACTCGGCGATGGTGTCAACCCTGTCCCCAAACTTTGCTCTGAGCTTGTTCCAAACGTTCCGGAACGACGTGACATCCGCCGCGTTGTTAAGGGTGGATGGAATACCGCCTCTTGTGGAGATCAGGGTACCGAATGCCGCCTCGTTAAGGTTCTTAGCGATAGAGGATGTGCGCTCTCCAAGCATTCCACGAAGCTCTTGTGGTGTGAACCCGGCCTTCTTTAGGGACGAGAGCACTTCTTGAGTCCTAATTCCCCTGCCCTCAGCAAAGAACGGAGACTCAATGATCTCCTGGATCCAGAAGATTGGGTTGACTGAGTACTTAAGTGTTGGGTAGAATCTCTCAGTGAGTACTGCGATAGACTTACCCATCCCAATCCCTGGGATTCCCCTGGCCTTAATCTGACCGGTAAGCCATTGAGTTACTCCGGATGAGGAAGCATCTCCAGCATAAGCCTTGAGCAGGAGTGTGTCAATATCCAACCCAGAAACTCCTTCCTTACCAGCTGCGAGCATCCTGTCCCTTAGGCTGTCCCCGCTTAGTTTTTGGATTATATCGTTTGCCGCCTTGGTAACCTGCGAGTCGCTACCAGTGGCACTCACGAGACCGCGTACGCCAAGGCGCTGCTCAGATGCAATGCGATTGATCTCTGAGTCGAACTGAACGATCTCGTCTGGTGTCATCCACGGTGCTAGCGAGACCAGAAGCCTTTGCCTCGCTCCGCCTTGGATTCGTGACTGGTCGACAGGGGCAAACAACTTCTTTAGCATGCCGTTAAAGTACCCGACCCTAGGTCTCTTGGCCAAACCTTGGAACCCGTCTAGGAAGTCGGAGGTAACGTCAACGAACGGCTGTACGGTCCTGATAACAACCGTCCTAGGCCCGGCAGCGTCGGCTACAACCAGCTTAACCGGGACGGTTATTAGGTTGTCGACTGGGGCAATGCCCAGTCTGTATCCGCCACGCTCCGTGGACCTGATCAGGTCGTCAATCTCATCTGCACTTCCGCCAACGGTAGACCAGATCTGACGAAGCCTATCAAGGTCCTTTGTGGTAGCGGCTGAGTGCATGGCGTCGTTTCTTACGGCCTCGTCAAGTACATCCTTGACGGTTTCGTGGGAAGCCCTTGGTAGCCCTCGAGTCTCGATGTTCCTGATGTCTTCGAACTGCCTTGCCGCTGCCCGTGCCCACAGCACCTTGCGCTTCAGGACGGCGTCAGCTACCCCGAAATCCCCATCTGCCTTCTTTGGCTTTACAGATGCCAGCTCTTCTGCAAGATCCTGCCGAAGACCAACCTCGACAAGTTCCTCTGCAGATAGTTCTGCCTTATCCAGTAGACCGTAGGACTTCTGGTAAGCGATAACATCAGTATCAATAAGCCCGTCGTCACGTAGGATTGTCAGTCTTGTAGATTTTTCATTAGTCAACTTTGATAGTGCGCTTACATCCTGATCGCTTACTGGCCTGCCTAGAGTCTTTGAGATCTCTTTGATTACCAAGGACTTTCTCTTAGGGGTAAGTTCGTCAAATCCTTCTGAGATAGCAATAGCCCTTCTGATGTTTCCTACCCTATTTACCGTGTGCCCATACTGAGTGTGGCGAATACCTGCGATCCTCTGGACAAACTGCTTGGCAAGCCTCTCGTCAGTAGTGAAGGCGCCGTACTCGTCGAAGAACTTTCCGCCAACGATCTTGCCCTCCTTTATCGTTCCACCACCTGTGAAGACCTTCACCACGTGTGAGACCTGATCTGGCGCAGCCTTGATCGGTCCGGCGGATCTGGCCAAGTCGCTCTTAGTTGCCCCTGCAAGTGTGTCCGCGTATCCGCTGAGGGCATCAACTAATATTGGTTGGAAATCGTATGCCCCGGTGACTGAAGCCTCCCTAGTTACTTGACCAGTCATCAGCTCCGTCAACTCTTTCATAAGGAGTCCGTCGTGTGTTTCAAGCATACGCGTGGCCTCCCTCTGGATGTCCACACTGGATCTTCCTGTTTTAGTAACTTCCTTAGTATTTAGAGCAGCAATTCTTCTTGCCTTCCAGATCTCAATTTCTGGGTAATCGCTTCCTGCGATACGTCTTGATTTTGGCCTATTGTTTAGGATCTCGGTGATCTGGTTTACATCAGCCTCAAGTTGAAGGGCGGATACGCCGTATCGTGATTCGACGGTTGCACCCTCTGGAACATTTTTTAGAAGGATTGACCCAACGGAATCGGTCAGGCTATCTGCCGCCTTTAGTTTTAACGCAGTGAAATAGTCTGATACAAAAAGTTCTGTCGTTGTTGCGTTCGAGTTGGTTAGTGACTTGGCAACAATGTTCCTGGTTGCAGATAGGGCAGCAGACTGAGTAGCCTGTCCCATTCTTCGAACGTTGATCTTGTTCGTTCCTCCTGGGAATGCAGTAGCTGCCTCTTCGTTAAGATCGAACCAGTCGTCCCCGTACGAGATAGCCGTACCGTCAGATACCTTGAGTCCGAAGGCAGCCTTTACTGTTGCGCCGATGCCGCTAGTCAGGCCGAACAGTCCGTCCTGAATGTCAACAACGGACTG